TTGGGGCTACAACGTATACAACATTCAAAGAGTTTGCAATTAAAATTGTGATGTTGACTGATAATACGTCTAATGTTCCTCGGTGTAAAAACCTTAGAGCGATTGCGCTTCAGGTATAAGGGGAATACAAATGACTACTTTCACGACTGATAAATATGACAGAGATCCAAGCACTAATGCTCTCTTGAGTAATGACTTAGAAGGATTACAGCAATATCGAGCGAAAAAAAGGCAATCTAAAAAACTCGATGAAGTCTGTGATGATATAAATAGTCTAAAAGAAGATTTGGCGTTGATTAAAGACGCCATTCAGGTAATTCTAAAAAATAGGTAAGAAAAATGTCAACACTTACAACTCGTTCTGGTAAAGGTTCTCCACTCACTAACACTGAAGTGGATTCAAACTTTACAAATTTAAACACCGATAAGTATCAAAGCGGTGATGATATTGTTGTTGATGATATTACGGTATCTGGTCGATTTATTGTTGGTGTTGATGCCTCTGTTACTGCAGCTGGAACGGTGCAGGGTGACGCAACAGCGTTGACCAAGACATACAATATCGTTAACACAGCAAGTGCCAACCAAGGGGTGAAACTTCTTGATGCTTCTGCAGGCACACGTGTAACAATCTTTAATTCTACATCAAACACTATTAAAATTTATCCATATTCTGGCGAATCTATCAACGACCTTTTGACCAATGCTGCATTATCTCTTGGTCCAGAAAAAGGTCGCGACTTTGTTGCTGTATCCGCGACTCAGTGGCAGTCTACGGACGAAGGTGATGCAGTTGTTGCTACAACTGTCACGGCAACTGGCTTGGCTTCTTTGGATGGCGGTATTGACGTTGATGGCGCATTTACTGTTGCTGACGGAACAGGTAATGTTGACACCTCGGGAACATTGACTGTAGACGGTCTTTCTTCTCTTGATGGTGGAATTGATGTAAATGGTTCAACTTTCACTGTAGATACATCAGGAAATACTACAGCTGCGTCTTTGAGCGTTTCAGGAACAACTACTCTTTCAGGCGACTTGAAATATGGTGTAACAGCAGCAATCACAGCTGCAGGTTCTGCTCAAGGCGATGCAGTTTCTTTAACTGAGACAATTAACATCGTGACAACTGCTACTGCTGGTCAGGGTGTTAAACTGAAAGCTGCAGCAACTGGGTTGAGATGCGAAATATATAATACAACAACTAATGATATCAAAGTTTATCCAAATACTTCTGATAAAATTGATAACGGTTCATCAAATGCTGCAAAGGATCTTCCTGCAAAAACTTCGATGATATTGGTGTGTAAGGATGCTGAGAATTGGGAAATTGTAAGACCAATTGCCCTATATGACTCTTCAGGTAATCTTCTAAACTAAAGGAAATATAATGGCTGGTCCAGTAAAGGTAAAAGTATCGGGTTCCGTTGAACAGGGTCTGCAAGAATTGACAGACGCTGAAATCAGAGCGTATACAGGTCAAGTGATCACAGAAAAATACGCAAGTGTTGACGGAACATCGTCGCTCAGAGTAAGAACTTCTGGTAGCACTCCTTCTGGATTCACAGATATCGGCACATTCACGGACAGAAAACGTGACGATTCAGTTGGAACACACCCAACTACTGCATCACTATCAACTGTAAACACATATACCGTTTCTATGGGAACCAGCACAAACTCTGGGACTTTTGAAAAGCCAATGCGATTAAATGCAGATGGTGAGTTGGTACAGTCAACAGACGCAGAAATTGATACTGAGATTCTCGATAAAGTTATCCTCAGTATGGTTCAGCAAGACGATGAATCTGCAGGTCTTTATTGGTTATCAGCCTCTGCACCGTCGGGTGGTACTTGGGCTGCAAGAGCAACAATATCTGATACACAAGTAGATGGAACTACTGTAACAAAAACACTTTGGCAAAAAACTGCTGCAACAACAAACACGACTCGAGCGTCAGGAACTGGACCAGTTAAAAAACTTGATGATGGTTCTTTACAAGAAATGTCAGATACTGAAATTGAGGCATTGTACGCTCCATTCGTAAACAGAATTCAATCAACTGGCATCGGCAAGTATGAACTCGCCACCTCGTCTCCAGGAAGTGGAACATGGCAACAGTTGGGCGAAACTTTAACTGATCAGGCAAAAGATACTGCCACCTATGCATATGCAGGTTCATATGATGGTTCATATGATGGATCGTATGCAAGCTCTTTCACTGGTTCATATACAGGGTCTTACACTGGGTCGTACACTGGTGCTTATACTGGAGCATACACTGGTGCTTATAGTGGTGCGTATGCTGGGTATTTCACAGGGTATTACTCAGGTGCTTATAATGGATCGTTCCAATCATATTACAGTGGATGGACTGGAGCTATTCGTTACACAAACTTCACTGGAGCATACAGTGGAGCATATCAAGGGTTCTTCACAGGATCTTACTCGGGAACTTATGCAGGAACATATGGTGGCACTTATGCAGGTTCTTATGCTGGTACATACGACGGATCTTATGTAGGATATTTCACAGGTTCTTACACTGGGTCGTACACTGGTGCTTACTCAGGAGTGACGATAATCAGTTCTTCAAGTACACAAGAATCTAAAAAACTGTTTGTTCGAATTGCCTAAATAGAATACATTTTTACATTATGGAGTAATGATTATGGAAGTTATCGCATCTTCACACGACGAAGAACGCAAACCTATCTGGAAAGATCCTATTTGGAAAGATAAAGAAAACCGCAAAATGATTGCTAGGCGGTTGACTAATCTTGGCGAATATGCAGTCGTTCACATCGATGCATCAGGTGGTATTAATAAAGACTTCGATGAAATTCTAGAAATCTTCGGTGAGGAAGCATTGGACGAAGCCACTGCCAGACACAAAGAAGAAAGCATTAAAAGAGAAAAACACCACCACGAGCGCAAAGCCGCTGACATGGCTCGTCACAAGCAAGAAATTCTTTTTAATATGAAGCTGGAAGCATTTGAAGTCGAAGAAATCAAAAATTCTTCAAACAGGGATCTTAAGAAGCGTCTCAGAAAAGCCAAGACTCCTCTAGAGATTCAGGCATTTGCAACCCTGATTATACAGGAAGCATTGGCCAATGAAGAGTAACGGTTTTGTATACGTTGCTTCACTAAAAAAAGAATTTTATAACGCAGCACTCTTTTCTGCGCAATCTCTTTTAGATTTTTACCCAGAAGCAAAAATAACTTTATTCACCCATGAACCTTGGGTGTGCGATGAAGCGCGTGAAATCTTTGACCAAATCATAACAGAAGATGTTCCTGTCCACAAAAGAGCAAAACTCTGGGCATTGTCCAAATCTCCATATGATACAACCCTTTACATTGATTGCGACACTTATGTCCTGAGTGAAGAAATATCTGAGGTTTTTGATTTACTCGGTGATAACGATATTCTTTTCACTCGCAACCGACCATACAATGCCAAGATAACAAAGGTGACAGAAACAGATGAGTTGATATGGCATTGCGGTTTGTTTCTTTATAATACAGAAACGACTAAAGATTTGATGGATAGTTGGTATACGTGGTATCTCGAGCAACAAGCACCTGACTGGGATCCTTCTCCATACCCAAAAGAAGTAAAACCTTGGGACACATTTACTATGTGGAATCTATTGAATAATGGTGATTTTGATGTTAAAGTGGGAGAGTTTCCTGCTCCTGACGCAAAGTGGAATTTCGTGAATGGCTATAAAGACGAAGAATTGATGGGACAAGATATGGTCATACAACACTATACTATTGGAAGAACGGAGATGGCTGACAGTGAAATTTATAGACCTCAATGATGAAATACTAGAGATTCTCAATGAACACAGCGACTGGTTTTTTAGTCAGGACTTAGAAGATCTGTTCACAGACGACCACGGCAACTCAAACGCCATACATGCATCTTCTAGAGAATATCTAGACGAATTACTCCAGAAGCCAATGGGTAAAGGCGAAGGCGAGCATCATGGTCCACCAGAAGTTGTTCGTAATACTCACTTTGGACCTGGAGCCAGATCTCCAGAAAAATACAAAAAAGAATCAAGCAGATTTAATGACACTCTTGTTAAATTTTTAGGAGCAAGGCATAGTGCCGTTCACGTTTACTATCCAAAAGATGGTTTTATGGGTTGGCATAATAACTGGGATGTCCCTGGATATAAT